AATATCCTCCTCTCGATCTCCCAAACTTATATACTAATTATATAATGCATTTGAATTAAATTCAATTAGATTTTATATTTTTTATCGTAAACTTGAAAAAAAATCAAATTCGTTATTGACACTTGAATTTAATTCATGTTATTATGAGGTCACGATAAGGAGGTGGTAGTAATGCCAAACAAATTTTATATTTCCGAGTTGAGGGCTCGGAAAGGGGCAACACAGGCGCAAGTTGCCGCCGATCTCGGCATATCTGTTGCTACGTATAATGCGTGGGAAAAGGATATATCCAATGTGGCCATTAGTAAAGTAGTGGCACTGGCGGAGTACTTCGGCTGTACGGTTGACCAAATTTTTTTGACTAGAAACTTGAATTAAAATCAAGTAAAAGGAGGGGCAGTGCGCATGATTAGAAAAGTAATTTCGGTCGCTCAAATGTCGACCGTGCTCGGCGTTAGCCTAACAGCTATCCGAGAGGGCATCGCAAGAGACCGATTTCCGTTTGCATATACCTGGCAGTCGCCAGGTAAGAAATCCCGTAGCTTTGTTATTGACAAAGAGGGGTTTAGGACGTTCCTTGTCCATTCGCTAGGCTGGGATGTAAAAGTAGTTGATGCGGAGTTTAAATCCGCAGGAATTCATTAGGAGGAATTAATCATGAACTGGAGTAACACATCCTATCATTACACAATATCCGTAATTAAAGGAATCGTAGGTGGATTTCAGTATAGCCTAGACAGAAAATGTAATACAAAACGATGGGCGCTGATGGAGCTTGAAGAATTGGGCACCTCGAATTGGGGATTTTCTAACTTAAAAACGCGCTTAATTGATAGCGCCATCAGAAAAGCCATCAGATACGTTAAAGGTACCGACATGTCAAACTGTCAGGTATCGACTGTGTATCATTCTGGATTCAGGCACGATCCTGGTTATTTTAAAGGTTTAAAGGAGGTATAAATCATGACATGGATTGATGCAGGAATGCATTTGAGTTTAGCTGCAGCCGCAGTAGCATCTATTTTATCAATGATGATGATATAGGAGAAACGTAGTTATGAAAGCTATCCCAGTAAACAAAACAGCAATGGCCGCACATCTAAAAGCAATCGAATCTGATCGAATTTTAAATCAAATCAATAGCAATATTATGGATGCGGCATATGAGTTACAAGATTTTATGTGTGATTATGATGAGTCGGAAATCCGTATTATCGTCACTACAGATGGCATTACGGCCGAAAGAATTGAAGAGGAGGAAGATTATTAATGGGATATATGTTAGTGGGGGCTTTCCTTGTAGCAGGTTCCATGGGGTCCTTAGAACTCGACCAAATTGGATGGAATCAGTTCATATTGCAATCGTTAATCGGACTGGTTTTATCTCTATATGGTTTTAAAAAGGATATGGCGGAAGTCGATGCTGAAGACCTAGAAGATGTCACGTACATCCTCCAGGTAAGAAAAAGCGGCGAATACTGCCGCAATCCATATTACAAATAGGAGGTGAAATATGAATTATATTGATGTGATTTGCGTGTTATTTATTCTCTTTGTGATGGCCGCTTGCATTATGTTTTACGGCGGCCTGGTTTGGGTACTAATACGATGAGACGTCCGGCCCGAACATGTACTAAATGTGGAGTTAGGTTAATTCCACACACTTATAACTACATTTATGACGAGATAAATCGCAAGGCAATTAGAGTATGTAAGCATTGCCACGATGAACATATTCGCCGTAAAAGTAAAAATGCTCGCACTCACGGCAATGAGTAACGAGCATAGATAAAAAATATCCTATATAAATTATACCAGATAAGGAGATAAAATGCCTGAAATAAAAGCAATAAAAACCAAAACCACTGGAAATGTATTCGACTTTAATTTCTTTGCAGATAATAAAGGCAAGCACGAATCATTACAAAAGGTAGCTATAGTTACTACAAATAGCTATATCAAGCTTTCAATGCCGGCTTACAGAAAATTAAAGGGGCCGGAGCATTTTAAGGTTGGTATAGATATTAATAATAAAGTCATTTGTGTTGCCCCTGCGCTTGAAACAGAGCCATATGTAATTAAACCAACAGCAACGCAAATTGAAAGAAATACTATTTACATATCCAAAAGTCGTAGCGTAATTCGTAAACTCCAGGAAATTGGAATCCCTAAAATCGTTGAAGGGAAATTAGTTGATGATGAATTACTGTTTAAATTCTAAAGGAGAAACTATCATGGAAAATCAAAATATCTTAACAATTAAATTCAATGACACGGAAGATCTTGCACTTAAAATCGCAGAATGGAATGAAATTTTAAACCATCAATGCTGCGGTAGTTGCCATGACAGCCAAGCGCCCACAGTAACAGTTTGTGAAACTATCGATGTAGAGACTGTAGCACCTACAGTTGAAACTAAAACGACAAAGGCTGAAAAAGCTGAAGTCAAAGAAGAAAAAGCACCAAACAAAGTTTCTAAAGCAGAACAAGATATTCATGTGACGGACTTAGAAGGCAACCCAATAAAAGTTGAAAAAAAAGAAACGATTAAACCTGCTGAAACAACAAAGGTTGAAGAACCTGCTCCAGTAGAAAACTCTCAACAAAATACAGAATTAGACGTTGCTGCTGAACCGGTAGATAAGAAAGCCTTTTATAAGGAATTCCGTGAGTGGATGGGCGAAGATGGGGTAAAAGCAAAAAAAGCGCTTGCAATTTTTAGCAAGCATGGTGTTACTCGTCCGTCTAGTGACTCTTTAACGGATGATCTTATCACCGATTTGAAATCCATCATGGCAGAGAAGGAGGCTTAAATATGTCTAAACAACAATTTAAAAGCCAAGCAGATATATGCAAGAAGTCGCTAGACATATTACATAAGGCCATTGAAATGGACCCTGGCAACGCTGAGGAATACCAAGCTGGTATTACATACACAGAAGGAGTTATGAAAGCATCCAATGCGATTGTAAAAGCCTTTGACGTGGTAGAGACTCCTAAGGCAGCTACGCCTAAAGACAAAACGGAAGATGCTACAAAGGAAGAAAAGCCAAAGCGTACACGTAAGACTAAAACCGCTAAAGAATCTGCAGCTGCAGATAGCAAACCAGCTGCAGATGAAACGCACCCAACGGCTGAGCCTAGTGTAGAAGAAAATGCGAACATCTTTGCCATGTTCGATGATTAAGGCGGTGGCGTTCTGTGGAAACTGTGTCTAGTTTATATATCAGTAAAATGTTCGATAGCATCATAATTGAAAAACATTATGATGCTGCTTACACAACAATTCACCATTGCGATTGCAATCACACGTTTGGTGGTACATGGAATCGCAAATATAGCATGGGCTGCGGATATTATACAGGTGCGAAATATTATGTTTGCCCTAATTGTGGAACTCGCTCCGAACCATATGTTCATAAAGTAGTAATTGCATCTGATGATGAGGAACTATTTCCTAAAGAAATGTTTTTTGAAGTCGTTAATTGCAAAGACTTTCTCGATCTTCGTATTAAATATAAAGGAATCCAGCTATTTTTGGATGGAACATCTGAAGATAGCTCTTATAAAGAAGTCCTGCGTTTTGATTTCAAAGCCAGAAAAGCTTTTTATATCGATGAAGATAAGAGAAAACATGAGCTCACAGTCGAGTATATTCGTGAGTATGATAATCCGATTATGCCAATTTTAAAATACATAGGAAAATCCTATGCAGTTCATGGCGTTAATAAAGAACATTTGGCCAAACTCTTCAAAAGTCTGCGCCTAATATTTGAAAAGCGCTTAACAGAACAGTGTGGATATAAAGTAAAAGATGTTTATATTCCGCACTCGATTAGTGAATATGGCGGATATGGGATTTCTATGTTGGTTAATATGATCTTAAAGCTTAGAGCTCCTGACATGCCTGCTGTCACTAAAATTATTAAAAGCAACATTAAATGGACTCCACGCTATTGGATTGGTTCCATAAGAGATCTGCATTTTGATGATTCGGTTTTAACTATGACTAAAAAGGGGATCGGATTCTTAGAAGCATTGCGAATTTATCATCGTGCTCCTGATAGTAAATTATTGCGTAGCATGATGGTTAATGACCCTATGATTGTTAAGCTATCAGATATGCTGAATGTTTTTAAAGACGAAAATAATCGAAGGACAATATTGACTCTTAATCGAGACAAAGGGTTTGATGATGTATCTGCGAAAATAATTAATGCAGCTCATCTAGATGAAAATATGGGCGTTAGGACTGAAAAAGTACTTAATATGTGGCTTGGCCTTTCCAAACGATATGGTGAGCGAAATTTATTGCGGTATTTGCTAAATGCCACTGCATCAGATATCAGGGATATTGTTAACATGTACAGTCAAATAAATGGTAAGTATATAACTCAAGTTTGGGATACTAATTGCAAGTTAAAAGACTTCCATGATGTTGTAGTTAATATTTACAACAAACAAGAGTACGGTGACGTAATGCTTCCGGAAGTCCCTCAGCTACAAGCTGATGTAAACGGAATGCACTTTATGGTCCCTAAGACTGCAGCTGATTTAATGACTGTAGGTAAACGGTTAAAAAATTGCGTTGGATCATACCGCGATAGAGTCATGAAAGGGACTACTGCAATTGTGGTAGTCACTGACGATGCAATGAAACCGGTCGCATGTCTAGAATTGGACAATAAAGGTAAAAAGAAAGGCCGTCAAATATTCGACCTAGTGCAGGCGAAGCTCTTCGCTAATGAAGAACTAAAAAAGAATGCTCAAATTAATTCGACGGTCATGCAATGGGCCAATCAATTGCAGATTGAGCCGCATACCATCGATGTGGATGCCACTGTTGTATAGGAGAATGATATGAAACTCACAAAATTAGAATTACTAAATTTTAAAGGGCTAAAGTCCTTTGCCATAGATTTTAATGGTGATGTCGTAATCCGTGGCGATAATGCCACTGGGAAAACCACCGTGTTTGACTCAGTATGTTGGTTACTATTCGGCAAAGATAGCCTAGACAGGGCAGACTTTGAGATTAAAACGCTTGAAGCTGGTGAGCCAATTCATAAAATTAATCATGAAGTAACAGGCACCTTTACTTTAGACGAAGGTGGAACGATTGAACTCCAGCGTATTTATAGAGAGAAGTATTCATCTCCACGTGGCGGTGAAGTTACTTTAACAGGCCATACGACAGATTATTTTGTCGATGGCGTACCTAAGAAAGAAAAAGAATACAAGGAAATAGTTAGTTCGCTTGTTGATGAAAGTATCTTTAAATTGATTACTAATCCTTTGTATTTTAACGAAACGTATTCCTGGCAAAATAGACGCAAGCTATTACTTGAAATGTGTGGCGACATTGACGATGCTGCTGTAATCAATAGTCGTGAAGACTTAAAACGCTTAGCAGAGTTATTAGATGGACGCACGGTTGATGATCAACGCAAAGTGATTGCCAGCAAGAAAACAGCTATTAATAAAGAACTGGATATGATTCCGGTTCGTATTGATGAAGCTGTGCGAAATAAACCTGAAGTTATGGCTGATAAAGATAAACTAATCAGCGATATTAAAACTTTAACAACTGGTATTGATGATGTTGAAAAACAAAAGGCAATTATTCAAAACGGCTTTAGTGCTACAGAAAAGCAGTCTAAAATTCGTGATATTAATCGTCAATTAGATGTCAGACGTTCAGACATACTATCTGATTCCCATAAGCGCAAACAACATTTGCGCAGTGAATATGAAACGGCGCTATCTAAATTGAAGGCAACTGAAGCTGAAAGAGATAGATGCATGGATAGAAGTAATGAGCTTAATAAAGAAATTGAGCGAGAAGCCAAACGCATCGAAACTCTAACATCTGAATTCGACACATTTAACTCTCAGCAGTTCAGTAAAGAGGCTTGCCCTACTTGCGGGCAGCAATTGCCGGCAGATAAGCAGGAAAAACTCGAGGCAGAATTTAACGCTAATAAATCTAAAAAGCTTGAAGAATGGAAAGGCCTTATCGATAGTGCTGCTAAGTTAAAAGGAAATTATGAAGAACAGCAGAAAACGATGGCATTGAAGGCTGACGGTTTAATTGATGACATTACCCTACAAAGCAAGGAGCGAGATATTAAACGTGAAGAATATGAAGCATGCTCTGAACCTAATGTCGAAGATGATCCTACGTATGCTGACTTAAAAGCGCAATTATTCTTGCTTGAAATTGAAGAGGAACCAAGTGCAGACATCGAAGAACTTGCAAGACTTGATGATGAACTTTCCTCTTTGAAATCAAAAAAAGCAAATCTCGAGACCGAATTAAATAAATTCAAACTGATTGATGATATTGAAAATCGTGTTATCGAATTAGAAAATCAGCAGCAAAAACTTGTTGCCGAAAAGAATGAACTTGATGAAGCCTCTTATCTGATGGATGAATTCGTTAAAGTTAAGGTTGATATGCTTGAAGAAAGCATTAATGCAAGGTTTAAATTAGCGCGGTTCAAGATGTTTAACGTCATGTTGAATGGCAACGTCGAAGAATGTTGTGAAACCACCTATAAAGGGGTACCATACCGCAGCATGAACAACGCAGCACGCATTAATGTGGGTTTAGATATCATTAACGCATTGACTAGTTATTTCAAAGTTAGTGCTCCGGTGTTTATCGATAATGCCGAAGCTGTTACTGACTTTATTGCTACTAATAGTCAAACGATTAAGTTGATCGTTGATGAATCGAAACCGCAATTAACTGTCGAGGAGGTGTAGTTATATGAATGATTTACAGATTTTTAAAAATGATACATTTGGCCAAGTTCGTATTTTAGAAAAAGATAACGAATTATGGTTTGTTGCAAAGGACGTCGCTGATACTCTCGGGTACCAAAACGGTAGTCGAGATGTAAACCGACATACTGATGAAGAAGATAGAACAAAGACAATGGTGTTTGATGGCAATCAAAATAAAGAAACGATTTTGATTAATGAAAGCGGACTTTATTCCCTGGTACTATCCAGTAAACTACCAACGGCAAAACAATTCAAACGTTGGGTCACCTCTGAAGTGATTCCTCAAATTCGTAAGACTGGTGCTTATAGTATGAATATTCCGAAGTCGTTGCCTGAAGCTCTAAGAGCCTACGCTAATGAGGTGGAATCGCACAATGCCACCAAAGCTATCGTCGCTCAACAAGAGCAGCAGATAGCAGAATTCAAGCCGGTTAAGGATTACGTTGATAAAATCCTGTCTAGTAAATCCTGCTTAACAATTACACAAATTGCTGCTGACTACGGCATGAGTGCTCAAGAGTTAAATAAGATTTTGCATGAAGCTGGTCTACAACGCAAGGTGGGGGATCAATGGATCCTCTACAAACAGCATATGTCAAAAGGATTTACTAAATCCGAAACCTTTACATTCTGCAGAAGTGATGGTCGCCTAGACTCTAAAATCACTACTAAATGGACACAAAAGGGCCGTTTAGAAATTCATAATATTTTATCTAATTTAGATATCCACGCTGTATGCGAAAACGTGGCATAGGAGGTACATAATGGCAAATGAAGTAGCTGTAAAGCAACATACAAATTTACCTGGCTTTCAATCTGCAGAAGGATTTGAATTATTACAACGACAAGCAAAAATGTTTACACATTCTACGTTGGTCCCTCAACAGTTCCAGGGCGAACAGAATATGGGAAATGCTATTATCGCATTGGAAATGGCAACACGAATGAATGCTAGCCCATTAATGGTGATGCAAAATTTATATATCGTATATGGCAACCCAGGGTGGTCCAGTAAATTCCTAATTGCAACATTCAATCAATGTGGTCGTTTTGAAGCTATCAAATACAAACCCACTGGCGAAAAAGGAACAGACTCTCAAGGTATTATTGCTTACACTCGTGAAAAGGGTTCAGATGAAATTATCGCAGGCCCTGAAGTAACAATCGCATTAGCCAAGCAAGAAGGCTGGTACGACAAAAAGGGCTCTAAATGGAAAACTATGCCGGATCAAATGTTACGTTACAGAGCTGCAGCATGGTTGATTAGAACTACAGCGCCTGAAATTTCAATGGGGTTACAAACTGCAGATGAAATCATCGATGTTGAAGGAAAGGTGATTGATACGGCTGATATAGTTGCTGAAACTATTAATCAAAACGCTAATAGTGAAGTAATCGATATTGAACCTACACCTACTAATGAATTTGTTAATCCGGAAACTGGCGAAGTAGTCAATATGTTTGGTGATTAATTGTGATTAGTATTCAAGCATTCGGTAGTAGCTCAAAAGGGAACTGCTACCGAATCAAAACCTCAACTAATGGTGATGAATTGCTGCTAGATGCAGGGTTATCCTTTAAAGAAATCCAGCGGTATTGTCGATTTAATTTCTTACACCTATGTGGCACGTTGCTCACACATCAACATGGAGACCATAGCAAAGCTGTAAATGATCTATTAAAACTAGGCCATCGCGTGTATATGCTAAAAGATACTGCAGACGCATTATATGTAGCAAGGCATCATAAAGCCATCTATATTACACCTAAGGTTCAATTTACAATAGGTAATTTTAGCATTCTACCTTTTGAATTAGAACACGACGTGCCTAATGTTGGTTTTTTGATTTCTGACGGTGAAGAGAAACTGCTATATATTACCGATACCTATTATTGCCGGTACACATTTAAAGATATTGATCACATCATGGTTGAATGTAACCATTCCTATGAAATCCTAAACCAACAAGTAGATGCTGGTTACCTGGATAAAAAACGAATGGAACGATTAATTCAATCTCACTTTTCGCTAGAAAACGTCATTAAATTCCTCAAATCTATGGACCTAACTAAGTGCCAAGACATACGGCTACTACATTTATCAGATAGCAACTCAGATGCAGAAACATTTAAGCAAGCTGTTCAAGCTGCTACTGGTAAATTAGTAATCGTAGAACAAGAAAGGAGTCCTTTATGATTATTAAATCAATAGCAATCACAGATAACGATATCAGCATTGCGTATCAAAAACCATCCGCTACAGGGTTAACGGATGTATTCACGCTAAAATCTAAGGATGATCCACGTCCTGAACTGCTGCAAGCATTCAGCAAACTGCAGTCTATCGTAAAAAAGAACTTTGAATTCCTGGAAGAATTTAAAATCCCATTTTTGGTAAATACATTCAAATTCAAGTATGGCGACATTGAAGGTCTTATTAACAAGGTTGGTGTTGAAGGTATTGTGTCTGATATGAACACCCCTAACGAATTTAAATTTAAAACGGGCTGGTTAAATGTTGAATATGCAGACTCTACATTTGCAATCTCCGTTCAAGACTTAATCGATGAATGCGTGAAATTTATTATGGGACGTCGAGCCCAGGACAATTTATTTGTAGATGAGGATTAATGAATGGGTAGGGACGTATACTACTTCAGTCACGACGTCAATGCCAGCAATGATCCTAAAATCATCGTGATGAAAGAACTATGCGGGGTAATTGCATACGCATGGTGGTGGATACTTATTGAGCAATTAGCCGTTCAAGAGGATTATAAATTGCCAATGGATAAAATCACGTTCACAGGGTTAGGTATAGCGTTTGGAATGAAGCAAAACGAAGCAAATGCAAGCAAAACTAAGCAAGCTGAAGCATTTATAAATTTGCTTATAAATGAGTGCGAATTGCTAGAGACTGATGGAGAGTATTTCTGGTCCCCATCTCTCGTTCGACGGAATTTGCTTCGAAAAAATAAGCAGGTTGAAATATCCCGCAAACGCAGCGAGGCTGGGCGTTTGGGTGGGCTCAAGAGTGCAGAACAGCGAAGCAAAACGAAGCAAATGCTTCAAGCAAATGAAGCAAACGAAGCAAATCAAGCTAAAGGAAAGGAAAGGAAAGAAAATATATATTCATATTCATATAATGAGGCGCACGAAAACGAAAAATCAGATAAGGATATCTTATCCATGTTTGATGAATATAAAAACGTGTTCAAAATTTATATGAATGATGTGGGTGAAATTTCTTCTGTGACAAAAGAGAAACTAGAATGTCTTGTTAATGACTTTGGTGAAAATGAAGTCATTAATGCTATTAGTAAGTCTAGCGAAGTAGGGAAGGCTAGTATCGCATACATCACAGCCGTTCTAAATAATAAGATTAGGGAGGAGGCAGCAAAGGATAATGGAGCAAGCAAATGTAACAGCAATGCTAGAAACGTGTCTCGAAAAAATTCGAGAAAGGACGAAGACGTCGATTGGGAAAAGGAATATCAAAAAGTCCACGGAAAAAGATGAGTTCTTCTATCCAATATATGACGAACCAGTAGTCATTCAGACAAACGTTAATACCACCTATGCTGCAGTCGGAATTCCTAAACGGTATTACGACATGGATTTTGACTGGTTACGCAAGCATGGTAGTTTTCCTAAAGAGAATGCTGAAGCTTACGATGTGGTTAAAAAGTATTCTAATAATCTGAAAGATAATCTTGATTCCGGTAAGGGCCTCATATTAAGGGGCCCAGCTGGTACCGGCAAGACATCGATTGCGGTGAGTATCCTAAAACAGGCTATGGAGTTAGGTAAAGGGTGTCTAATGATTTCAATGCCTAATCTATTAGATACCATGCTTACATTGTCTAAAGGCGACAATGTGGCTTATCTAAGATTTGAGCAAAAACTGCGGAATATCCCTCTCTTATTGCTCGATGATTTTGGTGCGGAGTATTCCAAGTCTGATTGGGTACCGTCTAAAGTTGAAAGCATAATTATTGATCGCTACAACCGGATGAAGCCTATCATTCTTACGACGAATTATAGCGATGCATGGACTGAAAAGAATTATAGTCAACGGGTGTATGACCGACTACGTGGAGAATATGCGGTGGCTATATTCAATGGAGAGTCTCACCGATGAAGATTCTCCTACGATGCCAGTTTAGGTTTAGAAAGAAAACTCATGACCGGTTTCCGACACTGAATGAGTATATTGACTGTGAACGTGGCTCGACTATAGCCGCAGCTGCTATGAAAAAGAAATGCACTGAGCAGGTTAAAGAACAATGCCTTTCACAGCAGATACAGCCAGTTAATGGAAAAGTAGATCTACTATTTGAATGGCACTCATCAACCAGACATGATCCTGACAATGTAGCATTCGCTAAGAAGTTTATTCTTGATGGGCTACAGTTGGCTGGGGTATTAGAAAACGACAATAGAAAATTCATTGGAACTATGGCTGATGAAATCATTCAGGATAATGAAGATTATGTAATCTTACACATTACTAAGAATATGGGTATATTTCTTTAACTAGAAAGGACGATTAATATGGATCATTTTATGGTGATGTTAGTGCTAGGAATTATTGTATTAGTAGTATGCTACACGATTATACAAATTCTAGGCACTATTAAGAAATACACAGATAAGCAGAGTTATCAGACTATACAAGGACTGACACCAGGCAGATTGTATGAGATACCAAATAATCCGCCACCACCTGTAAGGTTATCAGCTAGTGAGGAATTAAAACAATATACGGCCAATGAAACTCTAAAACGTCATGCGGCTAATCTAAAAAGGTTACAAGGAGAACATAAAATGAGATACAACTCGACTTTACAAGAAAAAGCAATTGAAGCAGCACAAAAAGCATTGTACGGTGTAGATGACTTTGATTATCTTGCTGCTGACGGAGACCTAAACGGAATGTTTGTTGTTTGGTTTTGTAAAACTTTACAAAACTGGAAGGCGATCGTAGCAGGACTAGATTTTGACGAATTTATTGAAGTCACACACAACGGTGATAAAAATGAAACTTATGTTGATATCTATCGAAAAGAAATGAACGTGTGTATTAAAGACAACCAATGAAAATATTCCGTTCTAAGAGGTAGTGAAAATGCTAGTAAAAAATGAGAATGAATGGTGCTGGTGTATTGGTGAAAATGTAGGGTATCCCCAAAAAAGCATTGAAGATGCTGTTAATGAATTTGCGAAAACCTATCCAGCTGATGAAGTGCCGAAAATTAGAGTTGCAAACCCATATTATTATATTCCAACTGTTGATGCAGAACGTGTTATTGAAGAAATTGTATATGGTGATCTTGACGATGAAATCGCGGAATGGTCGGAAGATTATCTACTAGAAGTTAAACAGGAACATATAGATGAACTTCAAAAAGAATTAACAACAGTATTTAGGAAATGGGAAGAACGTAACGGATATAAAAACACATCTTTTGTGATTTTTAAAACGATTAATCCTTTTGAGTGAGGTGGTAATAAATGTATACTGTAGTATTAATAGAATGCAATGGTAGCGATAATATATGGTGTTATGGCTCATACAAAACAATAAATGAGGCACAAAAGGCAAAAAATGAATTTGAAGAAGAACAAATAAAATTCATGCAAAACCTAACCAGTGAGCAATTCTCTAAATTTATTGAAGAAATGCCGGTTATTGTAAAGAATTATTCTCGCATTATGAGTGTTTCATATATTTTGCAAAATTGTTGCGGGTAAACAATATAGTGTAAATAGTGATGATATTAATTATTTCTTATGAAGCTGGTAAAAACAAATTCGGACTAAAACACAAAATAAATGATAAAGGAGGAAATATATTTGAATGAATATGATATTGAGAAAATCACTAAGTTGGCCACAGAGGTGGCAACTAAAACTTACTATGAATTAGCCAAACAAGAAAATGCTCAACTCGGTCGTAAACTTCGACACAACACGATCAAGTTATTAAAGCATTACAGTCAACTACAGTCGTATGTAGACAATGCTATCTCGGATTCGACACAAGCCGAGGATATTTGGCTCAATGAATTATTGGCGGATATGTTCGACGATAATAGTATCGTTAGGGTAAATGCGATCGTTAAAAGTAAAGAGAAGACGGCGCTAATGATGCGTCACGTAAATAACATGCTAGACATCTATGCTGAGAAATGCAGCGAGAAACAATTTAAGTATTGTGAATGCGTGCGACGTTATTATATTGATGGCGAAACATTAGAAGAAATTGCTGAATCATTTCCTGAAAAGCCCGATGTGCGTACTATTTATAGGTATGTTGCAAGGGGAATAGAAGAACTATCTGTACTTCTCTGGGGAGTGATAGGGCTCAACACAAAATTGTCATAAAACTGTCATAGACATATCATTCTTGACAATTTATAATGATAGTGTGAGTAAATGGGAAAACAAATACTCTATCTCTCAACGACACAGTGAAACCTAGAACACTAAAATGAAAAGACCACTTAATCTAACGGTTAGGTGGTCTTTTTATATGCAAATTTAAGGAGGCGAGGTGAATACGATTGACTGATGTGTATTGCGAAAAGAGACGATGCTTAAACAATGTTAAGGGTTGGTGCAAAGCGAACGGCATTCATATTGATCATATGTGTAAATCGTATGCGCCCTCACATTCTTTAATCAAAACTAAAACGGCGAAGGTTCATAAAGACCGCGGTAAGTTTAAACAGAACAAAGGAGTATTGAAATAATATTGGAGCGCCCACTTCAGGGTGTTTTTTTATTTCCTAAGTTCTAATTCTCAATACCGATTTTAAATGAGAAAATTAAAAATTGGGAAAAGGTACTTCCTAGAGCAAAAACCGCCGCTGGTCGCCCCAGCGCGAAGATTGTCTCTGTGTGGGAGAGATTTTACTGTTGAAAGTTGAATGTCAAGAGACAGAAAGGAGGTCGACGATGGCCGACACGAAACCGAGAGTCAAATTCAATACCGCAGGCGATTTGCTCGTATCAAGTGCTCAGCTCTGCGACCTTCTAAGAGTTACCCCTGAAATCATTTCGAGGCATCATAAATCCGGGATGCCGAAAGCTGCCACAGGATGGTGGAATCTTAGAGAGGTGCTCGCGTATCTCGGACAGGCAAAAAGTGATAAGGCAAAAGACCAATCTGCAGCCACTCGAAAGCTAGTTGCCGAAGCTGACTTAAAGGAGTCTAAAGCAGCACGCGAGAAAAAGCTTCTTGAAATATTAGAGGGTGAATACATATCTCGTGCAGATGTCGCTAAGGAATGGTCTGGGCGAATATTCGAATTGAAATCGTCATTTACTAAATTGGCGAAACGAATTGCGAGTGAATTCACGGATCCGGAGGAACGGGCGAATGTAGAAAAGGTGGTGAATGACGTTGTCGAAGACTACCTCGAAAGCTACGCGCGTAAAGGCGAGTACACGCCGGAAATCAAAGTCAGTCGAAAAGCAAAGACTAAAGGTTGATTGGTTTCCAGAAGAACTCGAAGCGTTCAAACCCCCAGAACGATATACGGTTTCAGAGTGGGCAGATAACTTCAGGGTACTAACAAGTGTATCAGCGGAGCCCGGTAGATGGAGGACAAATCGGACACCGTATCTCAAAGAACCAATGGATAGATTCACTGATCCACTCATTGAAAAAATAGTTCTTTGCTTTGGCGCACAGCTAGGTAAGACAGAAACAGAACTTAACATGATAGGGTATGCACTAGACCAAACATCATTCCCTACCATGATGGTGTATCCAACAGATACCATCGCTAAGTTCGCTAGTGATAAGCGTGTGCAACCTATGATTAAATCAGTCAAATCAATTAGTGACAAGTTTGACGAGAATAGTAAATTACTGGAGCTAGACTTCAACAACGGCAATTACATGGTACTTGTAGGAGCGAATTCCCCAAGTGGCCTTTCAAGTCGTTCAATCAAATATCTATTCTTTGACGAAATTGACAAATACCCCGCCTTTGCAGGTAAGGAGGCAGACCCAATCAAACTGGCGACAGAACGTACCAAAACGTTCGTCGATAAAAAAATCGTGATGGTGTCTACTCCTACGATTGAGTCGGGTAATATTTGGCAGGCGTTCATGAGTGCAAATGAACGCCGACAATATTACGTGCCATGCCCACATTGTGGTGTGTCGCAGACCCTCAAGTTTAAGCAGATAAAATGGCCTGAAGAACACAATGATAATGCGGACATGATACGTGATACAGCGTACTACGAATGTGAACATTGCGGCGAGCGTATTTACGATAAACACAAAATGGAAATGTTAAGACGTGGCGAATGGAGAGCGGTAAACGAATCGCAAAGTAAAGTCCGCTCAGTATCGTATCACTTATCGTCTATATATTCACCCTGGGTCACATTCGGGGACGTTGCCTATGAGTTTAAGAATTCAAAAGACACGCCTGCTACGTTGATGAACTTTATTAACTCGTGGTTAGCGGAGCCGTGGAGAAGTTCTAAAACTAAAAGCACACAGAATCTGGAGTTTACACAATCTTCGTATCCGTGTGGTGTCGTGCCAGATAAAGCAGTATTACTTATAGCTTCGGTTGACGTACAACTCGATCACTTCTGGTGGGAAGTAAGAGCATATGCACCAGGCGTCAAGTCTTATCTGATTGATTATGGACAGGCAAGCACGTGGGAAGATTTAGAAGAAATAATCATTAACCGCGAATATCCATCAGAGTACGGCGAACCTCGACAGGTGATGAAAGCCGGCATTGACTCAGGCTTTAGAACGGATGAAGTATATCAGTTCTGTTCTAGATTCCCTGAAGTTTGTATTCCAGTTAAAGGCTCCTCAAATCATAGTACGATGGCAGCACCATACACTATGACATCAATAGAAAAGGGTGTCGTAGGCGGATTGAAGCTGTATGTGCTAAACACTGATTATTGGAAGGATTTTATATTCGCAAGAATGATAAGACCTGCAGACGAAGTCGGTACGATTCATTTATACAAAGACTGTCCACAAGAGTATTCCGATCATTTAAGGTCAGAAGAAAAGCAAGAAATCAGAAATGTGAAAACAGGCGCAGTAACGGTGCAATGGAAACCATTAACCAGTCATCCTGTCAATCATTTACTTGATACATGCACCTACAATGCTGCTGTAGCAGATATTGCGGGCGTTAAATATTTAATTGAACCAGAAGCTTATGAAGAAACTGAAGAGGTTGAAACCTACGATGATTATGGTGGGGGCATAGGTAATACGGAGCATTGGTTTAGATAGGAGGTGAACCATGAGCGATGTAAATGAACAATTGGAACGTGTCCGCCAAGTTATTGAAGATATCGAAACAAAAGGATACTCCGAGCTACAGATTGGTGGCAAACGATTCAAGGCGATTGACTTACCTGTACTTTATGCACGCGAACAAACATTAATGCAGCGTGTACATGAGGAAGCAAATGGCTATCAAGTGGATGCATTCGTAACATGGGGTGGGCGATGAATATTATTGACAAAGTAATTGGATGGGTGAGTCCACAACGTGCGTACGAGCGCCAGGCCTACCGTGATGCACTACGTCAATATGATGCGGCATCTATGGATAGATTAAGCAGTGATTGGCAACCTGCGTATGGTACAGCCGAGCAACTTGCAACAGGTTCGCGTGATATTATACGTGGACGAGCAAGAGCGGCAGAGATGAACAGCGACTTAGCCGAGTCGGCTGTTATTGCTTTGTTACGAAATGTAATCGGCGCAGGTATTATTCCACAAGCGAAAGTTAGAAATCGTAACGGTAAATTAAACAACGATCTAAATAAGAAAATCGAGAAAGCATGGGCCAAATGGGCTGAACCTGAAAATGCTGACATTAGGGGTATTTCAAACTTCTACGAATTACAAGAAATGGCGCTAAGACGTATGGTGTACGACGGGGAAATTCTAGTCAATAAAACTTCACAGGGCACGTACTTACCATTATCCATTCAGTTGATAGAAGCTGAAAATATCGGCGCAGTAAGTATCACACACGGCAAGAATAACATCATCAACGGAGTTGAGGTTACTGAACACGGCAGGCCTGTAGCCTACCATGTGAGTCAAACGGATCCAATGGGTTTGCGTTCGTTCGATACAGTTCGATTAACCACTGACCAGGCGTTTTTATTATTTAAACCGAAACGACCATCTCAGATTAGAGGTATAAGCTTATTAGCTTTAGTCTTACGTAGAATTCACGATATTGACGAATACATGGACGCTGATCTAATTGCAGCTCGTGTAGCAGCGTGTTTTAGTGTTTTCGTAACGTCACAAAACTCAGCAAGACAAACGGGGATATTACCACGCGATAAAAAAGGAAGACCTAACATTACAATGGCGCCAGGCATGGTTAGGCATTTAAGTCCTGGTGAATCGATTGAGTTTGCAGACCCTAAACGTAATGCAGGAACTGCAAGCGAATACTCGGCAACTCAGACCAGACGTATTGCGTCCGGTCTTGGTATGAGCGCTGACATCGTAGCGCGTAATATATCTGGGAATTTCTCAGCGGCAAGGCAAAACTTGTTAGAGGACCAAAAGACATTCCGTCAAGTACAGAAATTTGTAATCACACACTTCTGTATGCCGATTTGGAAAGCTTTTATTGACGCCCTTTATTTAGCAGGTGAATTACCTTCTGACTACTTAGCGAACAAGGACAAATACCAAGAGGTAGCTTGGCTTGCTCCAGGGTGGTCTTGGATTGACCCCGTTAAGGAAGTTAACGCTAATAAAGAAGCAATCAAATCCGGTCTTACAACATTGGAAGATGTGTGCGCATCATCTGGACGAGATTGGGAAGAAGTTCTTGAGCAACGGAAACTTGAACAAGATAGAGCTAAGGAGCTTGGGGTTCTACTGGATTATTCCAGTGAGTTGCAACCGCTAACGATGGGCGATGATGACACCACAAAGGAAGGAGCTGATGGCTAGTAATGAGTGAACATCAAAAGCGCAGCATTCTTGGTAATTATTGCCGAGAATCTACTATTGACAATGTCGATACCGATAGTCGGACAGTAGAATTGTCTTTCTCTTCCGAAACGCCATATGGTCGTTGGTTCGGCGATGAAATCCTTTGCCATGATGAAGAGTGCATCAATCTTGAGCGCTTTAATAATGGTTTAGGGACAGCGTTGTTTAATCATGATCGTGATGCGGTCGTGGGACACGTTGAAAAGGCTTGGATTGAAAACAATCGAGGAAAAGCGCTAGTGCGTTTTGATGAAGATGAACAATCCGACACTATATTTCAAAAGGTACAGTCTGGAACGCTAAAAGGGGTAAGCGTAGGCTATATGGTCAACCGATATGAAGTATTGGAAGATAAAGATACTAAATCCACTAACGGTCGATTTAATGGCCCGGCCTATGTAGTAACCGATTGGGAACCTTTAGAAATCAGTATTGTATCTGTTCCTGCCGACCCAACTGTAGGGGTAGGACGAAGTGCTGAAGAAATTCATACAAGTATTGACACACAGGAGGAAGAAAACAGTATGGATCCAAAAGAAAATTTAAAAACTGAAGACGTGAAATCTACACCAGTAGAAACGGGCTTGACACAAGCTGACCTTGCGAAAGCGATGGAACAAGAACGTAAACGTACTTCCGAAATTACTGCATTGTTCCGTGACTTCGATGTAGAAGGTGCGGATGAAGCAATCGTAATGGGTGTATCCGTTGACGAAGCTCGCGCGATGGTAATGGACCAATTACGTGCACGTAACAAAGGTGTATCCGTAACAATGGGTGAAGCGGAAGCTGATAAATTCCGCGCAGCAGCACAGGACGCAGTATTAATGGCAGCAGGCTTGCCTGTAACAGAACCGGCACCAGGTGCTAGTGAATTGCGCGGCTACTCCTTGATTGAGTTAGCTCGTGAGTCCTTACGACGTGAATGTGATACTAAGGCTAACTTTGGTGATAACATGGAAATGGCACGTGCGGCTATTAACTCCACATCTACATTCCCTGCTATCATGTCTAACTTGGCCAATAAATCTGTGATGAATGGTTTTAACGAAGCTGAAACTACATTCCAAATCTGGACAGGCAAAGGATCTAACCGTGACTTCAAAGAAGCAGCACGTTACGCATTGTCTGAAGCAGGCAACCTCGAATTAGTACCCGAGGGCGGTCAATTCCCGCAAGATGTGTTCGGTGAGGCATCCGCTCGTACTAAAGTAGCTACCTACGGTAAAATCTTCAGCTTGACTCGCCAAGCTATTATTAATGACGACTTGGGTTTATTCTCCAAAATTGCTACTAAATACGGTTCCGCTGCAAAACGCCTGGTAAACAAAATGGTGTATGCTCAATTAACTGGTACAGTTAAGATGCAAGATAACGTAGCCTTATTTGACGATAAACACGGGAACGTAGCGAAAACAGCAGAGGCGTTATCTGTTACATCTTTGGCAAAAGCAATTACTGCTATGCGTCGTCAAAAAGGTATTACCGATGCAGCTAATTTAAACATCACGCCTAAATACTTGGTAGTGCCACCTGAATTGGAAGTAACTGCATATCAAATCGTTAATTCTACAGCTGCAGTGGATGGCACAAATTCTGGCGTAGTTAACCCTTATAAAGGTCGCTTTGTTGTAGTGTCTGATGCTGAATTGACAGACCCTACCGCATGGTACCTAGTAGCGGATGCGTCTCAACACGATACTATTGAAGTAACGTACTTGAATGGTGTTGAAACTCCACGTCTTGAAACACGTCAAGGCTTTGATGTTGACGGCATTGAATACAAAGTAGCATTCGATGTTGGTGTTGACGCCATTGACTTCCGTGGTCTTTATAAAAATGTTGGTAAATAATTAGGGGGTAACATATATGATGACACAATTCGTAATGGATACTGATCGTATCAATTTCACAGCGACTGCTGCGGTTAAAGTAGGCGACATTGTAGAAGTAGGTAAACTCCACGGCGTTGCACTTACTGATATTGCTAAAGGTGAAGTTGGCGCTGTAAAAGTAACAGGTGTATTTAAAGTGGCAGCTAATAAATCCGAAACATACGCTGTTGGTGATTTAGTTCAATTCTTAACAGATAAAGCGGTAAAAACCGGTGGTAAAGTTCTCGGCATGGCTGTAGAACCTAAGACGGCTACACAGGAAACTGTGACAGTAATGTTGTTACAACCTACTGCGTAAATAATTACAAAGCGCCCTTTTGGGGCGCTTTACTTTTTATGAGGTAAAACTAATGCTGAAATATGATGATAAAGCGTTACTATCTGTATTCGGCGAAAAGATTACTTACAAAGGTCAGTCCATAAAGGCAAGTGTAGAAATCGGTGAATATGACGGTAAGGGCTCCGGGTTCGTCGACAAAGCACTAGCCGATAAGGCTCAAATTTGGGTGCGTGCTAAGGATGTTCCCGAACCTCGGTCAAAAGACGAAGTGTATATCAATGGCGAGAAATGGTACGTTGATCACATTTCCAACTTTGACGGTACTATGTATTGCCTTGAAATCGTGCATAACGTGAGGGCGGTGAGACCGTAATGAGTAACGAACCTATTACGATTACAGACACAGCCACACCGTATCTGAATTTCATCGCGGAAACCAAACCAGATTGGATGCGAAAGGCATTAAAGTCTACAGGTTGGATGATGCAAAAGGAAATTAAGCAGGGCATTCGGTCAGGTGCACCAGGTGGACGTAGATATCCCAATTTCATGGCGCCTGCGCGACGTGCTGCATTTGAGTCAGCATTTGGTGCGAAACTTCGAAAAGCTTATCAAAGTGGAGGCCGAGCTGAACGAGAGGCCTGGGGATCTAAATCGCGAAATGCCTTACTTGATATGGGTATTAGTGCCAGGACAATCGGATATAGTCCTCTTGGTAAGCTATCGAATGCAGTCGGATATCAATATGACAAGGGCAAGCAATCCGTTCGAGTTGGGTGGTTATCTAATTCGGCTAAACGGTTAGGTGAACGTATCGAGGAAGGATACACCAAGCAGATTACGGAGCCTATGCGTAAGAAGTTATTTGCTGCAGGTGTACCATTACCGAAGGGAAAATCGATGTTCAAAATTCAGCCACGTCATACTTATGGTCCTATGAAAGCAGCGTTACAGCCTAAGCTTAAACCTTATATCGAGGATAAGATAGGCGACTACGCTATTTATGGTCCAGCTGCACAATCCGCATCTCGACGTAACTATAAGGTAAGGTGATATTAAATGTTACAACAAACAATCCCCATGTCACGTATAGTGAACCGATGGGCGGAAGCCTTATCGACAGATGAAGGATTAAATAAATTTTGTAATGACAAATACGGAAAGCCGGCGCAACTGTATGTCGGCTATGACGATGTTGACGCCCCGCTTGAAGATGACTGCCCTTGCATCATATTACTGCCAAGTAGCAAACAAGAAGGATTTAACGACGAATATCACTATTCGTTGATGATTGTCTGGGGTATTGTACGTCAAGGCGCAATTCGCGATAAGAATATCATTCGATATGATGGGGCCCTTGAATCAGATAATTTAGGGCAGCTAATTATCGAGTGCATCTGCAGGGTCAACACGGCGTTCCCGGTTATCGATATAGATTATGAATTGGATAGCATGAACTGGCGTCCTGTATTTACTGGGCGCCTGACAGCTACTATTACCATCCCGCATGTAATCGGCGGGAATATTGAATATTAAAGGAGGAAATGCATATGGCAACAGCAAAACGTGCACAGGGTTCTCAGTCCCATGTGGCGATTGCGTTTGAGGCGGATTTTGGTACAACGCCATCCACTGGTGGTGTAATCACGCCAATCATTTCTAGCTCTGTGAAAGCTAGTCAAAATTTAAACGATTCCACCGTAATCCGTGGCGATCGTAATCCTGCAGCGCCATTCCGTGGCAACATTGACACGTCCGGTAGTTTAGTCGTGCCTGTTGGTGTAATCGACATCGGATACTGGCTAAAAGCTGCATTCGGTCAACCGACTTCTAATACAACTGGCCAAGCGCCAAATAAGAAGTCTGAGCATGTGTTTAAAATCGGTAACACAATGCCGTCGTTAACTATTGAGCAGGGGTACCCTGATGTTAACGTGTTCCAGCAATTTGCTGGCGCACGAGTTAGTAAATTAGGATTTAAGTTCGGCGGCGATGCCGAATTAACTGCATCCGTTGATGTGATGGGCTGTAAGGAAACATTAGCGGCCACTACATTTGATGCTGCAGCAAAAGCAGTTAATTTCTTACCGTTCCAAAACCTAAACGCAACAATTAAAGAAGGCGGCGTTACGGTGGCCAACATTTTAAGTTGCGATATCAACTTTGATTTTGGCTTGGATGGTGATTCTTACGCTATCGGCGGTAAAGGCTTTAGAACATACATCGACCCAGGTATTGTGTCAATTTCTGGGACGATTAAAGCATTCTTCCAAAATAAGGATCTTTTAAACAAAGCGGTTAACGGTACGGAATCCAGCTTGGAATTGCGACTTGAACAAGATGACTGGTCGCTTACATTCAAATTGCCTGAACTTGTGTACGAACGACAATCTCCAGGCATCGATGGTCCTCGTGGCGTCAATATTGAATTGCCGTTTAAAGCATACTATCGTGCAGATGCCGGTCGCTCTGCATCCATCATTACATTAGTTAATAATCAAGAACAATACTAGGAGGTGCCAACATGGCATTTGAAGATATTAAATTAAGAGGTTTAACATTTGCTGAGCGTAGCGAATTGATTAAGGCTGAATTAGATCCGTTATACACACCTCTTCCGGAAGAAACTCCTGAACCGGCTAAATTATTGTGGTATCGCGATTTAGCCGAATGGATTATGAAAAATGTGTATAAGATGTCTGATAGTGAAATCGCAGAAGCACCAAACGATGGTGTTATGGAATTAGCAATTGAAACTATGCGTTTCACTAACGAAAAAAAGGCTGAAATCGAAAAAAACTAATTGATGCGTGGAGTTGGCTCAACTCCGACAAACCAAAATACTGCTCTGATTGTATCAAGATGCAACGTGAGACTAAACAGCATTTTGACTGTTCGGAGTGTGAGTTTGATTCCCCGCATCAATTAGATGGAACGAGACAAGCCATGCGAGTATACAACGCTAGCCGAATGCAGCGACGTTGGCATTCAGGCGGTATTGCAGGATTTGATATGCCAGCGGTATTAGAAGTGGCGAGGGCTTACGGCATCGAGCCACTACCGCACCTTATCGATCTACTCGTATTATTAGAAGCCAAAGAATTGGAGGTGGCGCACAAGAATGGCCAATAATTTAATTGATATTGTCGTTCAGCTGACCGATAAGAATACGGAAGCCGGACTCAAGAAAATTACTGCAAGTGCCGAAGGCGCCAAATCCGCCCTTGGCAAAATGAAGAATGACCTCATGGCGATAGGTGCTGGTGTTGGTGTAGTAGGCATCGGCGCCAAATTGGCCAAGGAGGCTATCCAATGGGATGTAGCCGTTAAGAAGTTATCCGGTATCACTGGTGCTACGGCAAAAGAAACCAGTGAACTATTAGCAGTGGCCAATTATATGGGCATAGCTATGGAGGATAGCGCTGGTGCATTTGCTAAGTTTTCCAAGAACGTCGGAGCGGCCAAGGAGAAAATGGAAGTCGCTCGAGCAGAAGGAAAGCTCGGTACTGATATATTTAGTAAATTAGGCTACACGCTTGAAGATATCAAGGGTAAGAACACCGTTGAAGTATTCAAGATGATACAGGAACGTCTAAGGGGTATGAAGGACGGAGCTGAAAAGACTCGTGTCGAAATGGAGTTATTCGGCCGTACTGGATATCAGATGCACGCGATGCTCAACATGTCCGCCGAACAGATGGACAAAGTGGCTGAACGTGCCAAAGCAATGGGCCTTATCATTGACGACGAGACTGCAGCTAAGTCCGCAAAGCTAAATCGGGAATTAAAAGATTTAGAAAATACCGGTAAGAGGCTTGCAGTATCCATCGGCCATGAGTTAGTTCCTGTGTTTAATGATTATGCAAAAGGCGTATTAGACGTCGCTAAAGAATTCGAGTCGATGACCGCTGAGCAAAAGGAAGCTATCGGCGGAATTGTTAAATTCGGTGCAGAAGCCGGAGCAGTTATTGTCGTTATGCGATCACTAACCAGTGCACTCGGATTTATGCGATTAGCCACACTTGCCGCTGCAGGTCCTTGGGTAACTTTAGCTACAGTAATTGGACTTGCTGGGAAAGCATTACTCGATTTTCGCTACAATGAAAAAACATCTGGATCTTACATGGGAGTAGATGTTGATGGCAAACGTATTCATAAGAATACGAACTCAACAACAGGCTTGTCTGACAAGTTTAGGGAATCGCACGATACCCGGTATTGGATTGAGGATAGTGCGTGGCTTGGGCTTGTAAAGAATGACCGCTTAGCCACAAAAGAAGAAGGCGCTAGAATCGATGCAGCATTAAAACAAAAAGAAGAGGCGGATGCTGCAAAGGCTAAACTTGATGAAGAACTTGCAAAAGCAAAAGAAGACCTTGCTAATGGGGGAGGCTTAACCAATACCGAGGCTATCAATAAGGCAAATGAAGAAGCAGCGAAAGCGGCCAAAGCTCAAGAGCAGGCAGCTAAGAAAGCCCAACAAGCGGCTGAAAAGTTGACGAGTGCAGTGGAACGCATGGCCGATTTGTATCGATCTCTTACTTTGCAAAGCCTACAAATTGACGGCAGTCAATACGAAATTGATAAGCTAACTGCTAAGAACCAGTTTGAGGCTAACAATAAGAACATCCGCGATATTATCCGTTCTGTCTCTGGATTGAGCGGAGGCGTTACTGGCGAAGCCGTAAGCGTACTGGATGCAGCTAATGAGCAACTCGGTAAGGCGTATGAGTTAGGCGCAGATGGTACATGGGCAACAGATTGCGGTAAGTTATTTTCCGACTCCGTACTCCAAGCATTCGGTAAGGATGTACCTCGATATGTTCCATCTATCATGGATGCAGCTAGAGCCGCAGGCGCATGGCACGATGCAGGCGACGGGTACACGCCTAAGGCCGGCGATGGTGTAGTTGTACTTGGTGATAATCACATCGTCATTAGTGATGGTGCAGGTGGTTATACTGGGGCTAACTCTAGTACAGGAGTGGTTGCCAAGCCGTCAGTTGAAGGTGACTTTGGGGCTATTACTGGTTATGTAGATACTAGCGTATTAGCCGGAGCTACATCGAGCATCTCTGCTGATACAGCAGGTAGTGCAGCAAATGCTAAGAAGCTTGCTGAGTCAAATCTAACCGCCCAAGTTAGAGCCAAGAATGAAGAGTTGTACCAAAAGCGACTTGCTGAAGCAGAACGAAATCAGACTATCCGTGTTCGTAAGATGAACGAGGATATTAAGAAACTCGATCTCGAACGCACAGGCGACCGGTTACAATTACTCAAAGCTGAAGCTGAAGCACAAAAGTCTCAAATTGATGATAATGTCCGTGAGTATACAAAAGCCGTAGGCGATAAGGAACTCGCTGAAAAGAAAGCTCAGGCAGAGCGCCTAAAATTGGCATCTGATACCGAGCAGAAAATCAGAGAGTTAGCATACACGCAAACGAGTGAAACGGTTGACCACTTAACTAACATGGTTACACTTGGCCGATTGTCTCGCAGTGATGCGGACGCACTACTTGCTGAAGAGTTAAAGACCTATATTGACTATGCACGGAGTGAAGTCAATGAGGCCCAGTTAACGGCTACGCAAAGACTGCAGATTGAGAAGAACCTGTTAGAGTCTCAGCAAAAGCTGTGGGAACTTGCGGGGCGTAGTCTTAAAACAAGCTTGCAAGAAGCTGCTCGGCAGTATAAGCAGGAGACTACTAACTACGCTGACTTAGCGAAGTCTACTTTTGATAGTACGATGAGCTCTATCAACTCAGCATGGACAAATAATCTCGAAGATATGGCAACAGGAACGAAGTCATTTAGTAAAGGTATTAAGGACATATTCAAGGATATGACGAATGCCATTATTAAGATGATGATTCAGTTAACGTTCCAACAATACGTCATGCCTAAGTTGCAAGGATTATTTGGCGGCGCCGTTAGTGGTATCGGTTCGCTAGGTGCTGCAAAAGGGGCATCATCCTTTGCTGGTGGTGGTTCGTTTAGTTCGGCATTTACAGGCAATCGATTTGCCGCCGGAGGAAAAACGAACCCAGGGCTTATGTTGGTTGGTGAAAACGGACCGGAACTATTACAGTCCTCTGGATCCCATCGTATTTACACAGCAAGCGAAACTCGTAGATTAGTAGGTGGCGCTACAAGCAACAATGTAGTTGTTAATATCATCAATCAGTCTGGTCAAGAACTTGAAAGCAAGCAGCAGAACTCTCGGTTTGATGGTGAGAATTATGTTATCGATGTAGTAGTTCGTGCTATGGAATCAAACAAAGGAGGTATGCGTGACGCCATCAAGGCATCCGCAGTATAACTATGGCAGTATTTCCAGATATTCGATGGCCGATATATCCAATTCAGGAGACTACTCCAGATATTTCGTATAAAGGCCAAGTTGAAAACATGACGCTAATCACCAGGAAAAAGACGACAAAGACCCGGCGGACATATTCTGTAGGGTACAAGTTGCCAACAGCTGATTACTATAAACTTCGGGCATTCTTCGATGAAGTCAACTGCTCCGGTATATTCGATTGGGTTCATCCAGAAACACGAGAAACACTAAATGTACGATTTGCTGATCAGTTAGACTTTGCGGCGAATGACTACGGAGTGTGGATGGGAACCGTGAAATTACAGGAGGTATAACATGTTACCGCTCTCAACGGCATCGATTTTAGAGAAAAACCAAATATCGGCCACAGGTGTGTGGTTAATGCTGTTAGAAATATCGTATAAAGGGGATACGATTCGATTGGTATACAATACGGAGAATATCCAATTTCAAGGTAATACTTATATTGCATTTCCATTTACCATTCAAGATGTCACTGAGAATGCAACGGATTTGCCTAATATTAAGCTATCTGTATCTAACGTTACTCGGACAATCCAGCGTATGGCAGAGTCTAATAATGGATTCACTGGAGCCAATGTCATCATTCGTGTAGTGAATACGAACATACCTGATGTGTGCGAGCAAGAGGAGCATTTCGTAATTACGGGAACTCATGCAAACGCAGAATGGATGGAGTTTACACTGGGTACTGACTTTAGCTTTACTCGACGATTCCCGTTAATCCGTGTGATGAAGGATTTCTGCCCGTTCAAATTTAAAGGGATTCAATGTGGATATAAGGGTCACGAAAATCAATGTAATAAAACCCTAGCGCGATGTCGTGAATTGGGGAACAGTACTCGATTTGGAGGAGAACCAACTATTCCGCAAGGAGGACTATATGCATCCAATAAGTGATTTGACTGATATGATAGGTACCCCATTCTCGGAAATGAAATGCTGGGATGTAGTTGTTGAGGTATATCGGCGTAGTGGAATATCACTACCCGAATATACCCAAATCCAAATGGATGAATGGCGCGAGGTTCGTGAGCCAATGCCAGGGAGTGTTTTGGTATTTGCGCTATATGGTAAAAATCTCGATCATGTAGGGGTTTATCTTGGTGAAGGTAAATTTATACATGCTACTGAACACAGCGGCACCTGTATTGAGCACATATCAAAGTACGTGCCTCGATTGAAGCACATTTATGAAAGGAAGGAGTAGCAGATGGTTAATGTAATCATTGTAAATAATCCGTTCAAGCCAGAGCAACGGGATACAAAATATTTGCCATTTAAACAGGGCAAGTCTATCAGCTATTACTTCAGTGCACCTGGTGAATGGGCGTACTCAGTAAATGGACATGAAGCAGCGCCTGATACAGTTGTGAACGATGAAGACTACATTGTAGTAATGCCCCGAGTTGAGGGTAAATTCTTTGGTGTTCTTCTATCGATAGGGATGGCAGTATTTACCGGTGGTATCGCTTCGGGTGCTATCTTTGGTATCCAAAGCTTGATTTGGCGGTCAGTAATTGCTATGGCGGTAGGGATGATAGGTAATGCTATCATTTCAAAGTTAACTGCTCCTAAGGTTGACCGTTCGAATTCCGAACAGTCAAATACATATGGCTGGGGAGGTACCGAAACTGTTACTGGACAGGGCTACCCTTTAGCCGTGACGTATGGCCGAATGAAAAGCGCTGGGTTATTATTATCCCGCCATGTAATTAGTGATGGTGAAAAGCAATATCTTAATCTCTTATACTGTGCGGGTGAGGGCGAATTATCAAAAATAGAAGATATTCGTATTAATGCTAACCCAATCAGTAATTATAAAGATGTGCAGGTGGATATCAGAAAGGGCACAAATGACCAAACAGTTATCCCCAATTTCAATGATAACTTTGCGGATCAATCCCTAAACTATGAATTGACTGAATCATGGAATACGCAACAGGTACAAGGCGATGCATGTGACGCGATAGAGTTAACTGTTGGATTCCCAAACGGATTATATTATTCAAATGATAGCGGCGGCGCTGACCGTACGTCTGTCACTTTGAAAGCAGAAATTCGTAAGGTAGGCGATGAGTCCTGGCAGGCATTACCTTTAGCAAATCAAAAGGGCATGGCCGGTCACATTAAACGTCGGGATGCGTGGAACTTTATCAAGTCGGATAATAGCGTGACAAATACATCCGATTATGCAGGACGAATTGAAGAGGCGACAAATAACGCGTTTTATCGTGTATTTCGCTTTGACAATCTCGAAAAGGCTCGCTACGAAATCCGTATGCGCTGCAGTGCGAAAGATGGGAAAAGCCTGCGCCATGTCAATAAGGTCTACTGGGTGCAGCTAACTCAAATTATTTATGACGATTTTGTGCATCCGGGGAAAGCCCTCATTGGAATTAAGGCCTTGGCTACATCTCAGCTAAGCGGTACCGATCCAAAAGTGACATGGATTCAAGAGCGCTCAGAGGTGTATGTATTCAATCCGTACATCAATAAGTATGAAGCACAACCAGCTGATAACCCAGCTTGGGCTGCTTACGATTTAATCCATATCTGCCGTAAGATTGGCGGTGAATATATTGTATTTGGACAGCCCCATATGCGCCTTGACTATAACGCATTTAAGGCATGGGCGGATAAGTGTAAAACGAATGGGTTTACATTCAACTATATATACGACACTGCTATGCGATTATGGGATGCGTTGAAGTATCCAGAAGCGGTAGGCCGAGGGAAAGTAATTCCTGTAGGAACTAGGTTTACATGTGTTAGTGATTATCAATCTACTCCGGTACAGTTGTTTACTGTGGCCAATATAAAACAAGGCAGCTTTACTGAAGAGTTTCAAGGTGTAGAGGCTAGAGCGAACTCTGTTGAAATATCGTTCCTTAACAAGGATAAGGATTATGAACGAGACGTCATCCCTGTATATGGGGATACTTACGACGAGTCGGATACGCTAACTAATCCGGCACAAGTTGAGCTCATGGGGTGTACTAGTCTTGAGCAGGCCTATAAACACGGTAAGCATTTCTTGCGATGCAATAAATATGAAATACGTACTGTGACAATAGAGGCGTTTACGGATGCCATAGCGTGCACGGTAGGAGATATTATTTTAATTCAGCACGACATACCTGAATGGGGCGAGGGCGGTCGTGTGGTTGCGGTAAGTGGCCAGACGATTACACTTGACAAGGAAGTGTCGGTACAACCAGGGAAGAATTATCAGTTGCTAATTCGTAGCAACTCTACGGATATCGTCTCTACGTTTAACGTAGTAAATGTATCAGGTCTCAATGTGATTGTTAGAGAGGCTATACCGGTGCAGCCTGATGCGGTATATGCATTCGGGGAGGTTTCTAAATCGGCTAAGCCATTTCGTGTATTAGCCATTACAAAGACACTATCAGAAATGACTCGTAAGATCCAATGCATGGAGTATTATCCAGAACTCTACGTATCGGATGATGGCACGGTGCCAAGTATTGATTATACAAATCACGGTGCATCTGATATTCAATCAGTAGGGTTAGTGAGCGATGTCTATGGTGCTAATGGCATCATGTATTCACGCATAGGTGTAACGTGGCAGTTACCTCGAGACGGAAAAGTCTCAAACGTAGTCGTGAATTACCGAAACGTAAAAAGCGATACGTGGACATATATCGGAAACTACCCGGCATCCACAAATACTACCACAATATCTGATGTGCTGCTAGGTGCGACCTATGAGGTGCGGGTACAGGCTATTAATGAGTTAGGCCAGCTGACTACTGGCGTGACAAAATCCATAGCTATACCTAAAATGCAAGCACCGGAGGATGTGCAAAATTTGCACGTACTCAGTCGATATAATCAGACTGCCGATAAAAGTGTTTACTATGATTTACAAGTGCTATTTGATCCGCCTAGTAATCCTGCCAACTTCGATGTGGCGGAGGTTTGGTATCTCTTAAAGTCGAAGAGCGGAAAGCCTGTGCCAGGTCAAGAATGGCAGTACGCTGGCAGTAGCAATAGTCAGGTTATTATCAAATCATTAGGTCCAGGTGAGGAGTATAGAATCAAAGCGATTTCGGTTGACCGATTTGGTAACCGGGCAGAAACAGCTCAAATGGTTGATGTGATAGTCAAACCGATGGATGCGATACCCGATATGCCTAGCAACTTCGGTATTACTTTCGGTAGAAATGCCACCGCATCATGGGATGAGGTGCTGAATGCTGACGTCGACTATTACGAATTACGTACTGATAATAATCCTGGTAAAGATACGAATGCTTTATTGGCAAGAGTTAAAGGTACCTCTGCTGTACTTACTTTAACTAAACGAGCAGATACTGTTTATCTTTATGCTCGCAGTACGTTGGGCAAATACTCGACTGCAGCAACATACGAGTATAACGTTCCGCAGTTGGCCGCGCCTGAGCTTGTAGTAAAAAGCCAGTTAGGGGGATTCAATCTTTACTTCTCAACTAAGCCCGCACAAGCATATGCAATCAGATGCCACGTGATCGGAGATGAACGCACCGATGATTTTGAAACTACTAGCACCATGCTGACATATTCGAACTCTGCCGGAATATACCGGATACGTTGCTCGTTTGTTGATGTGTTCGGAGATGGATTCGTTAACGAGAAGCAAGTCGTGATTAAGACACAAATTGATGCGAGCTTGCTAGACCTTGAGTCTCTCGGGTTGAATAAAGTTGATGAACGAATTAAGGAACTTGATAAGAAATTCAATACGAATTCTGAAGAGACCACTAGAAGAATTACGAATTTGGCGTCACATACGGAATCTCGCATTACTGAGTTAGCTGGTAGCATCGATTTACAAGTTAAAAAAAGTATTGGCGAGATTGATGGTGGTGAGTTGGTGTCTCGCATTAACCTCAGTCAGTCCGGTGTATACATTGCGGGGAAATTGATTCACATCACTGGAGCGACTAAGTTCGATGATAATGTCATTGTTAATAAGATGATTCAGGCCAACGCAGTCACTGCCGATAAATTACATGTTGAAAATTTAGCGGCGGTGTCCAGTACAATTGGGTTACTTCGTTCGAGAGAGACCGGTGCTCGTGTTGAGATTCAAGATAATCTTATTACAGGTTTTGATGATGATAATAACCCTCGGATTAAGCTTGGGTGCTGGTAGGAGGTATTATGGAACCGCATATACTAGCTTATGATGCTAACGGCAATATCATACTAAATCTCAAGGAAAGACTCACGCGTATCGAGGGGCGGATGTATGTATCTGACATCCCAAATCGACGCCAACAAATTACTGTGAATGGATTGCAACCTGGGCAGCATGTCTGGGCTGCAGCCATGGGGCAGTACTTAGTGGCAGAGGTTAGGGACAATGTCATAACATATTATTTTGCAGTGTCCCAGGATGAATATAATATCAATCGTCAATTTAAGGATCTTACGTATGAAGGGTGGCTGGCGTATGGAATTTATTAACATCCAGAATAAAGATGGCGTCACGATTATAAACGATACCTATGACAATCTAGTGTATCTTAGCTTCCCTAAGCAAAAAGAGGCAGTTCTTTACACCGGGGCGATGAGGGGGATAACGCCAACGGTTCAAATCCCGCTCAAGCCTGTAGCTTATACACCTATGATGGTGCCTACCAATAAATACCAATATGGATATATTGCTGGGGAAGCTAATGTAATTCAGGTCTTTTATGTCACTAATTATGTATATCATGGTGACGCACCTCTTATAGCAGTATCAGTTCCACAAGGATATGAATTCGCAGCTCAGTGGGTTCATAAACGTCGTGAACGATTAATGGTGCTGGTAGTGGATGTGGTTAAACCAGGTGAAAAGGTAACACAAGCAATGGTTGCTGAAGTAAAAGCTGGCATCAAGTTCTATTGCTTTGGGTACTTCGAGGACGTTGCAGCTAATGCAGATACACCTCGTGTTCGATTTGTTGACAAGGTAGGAAGTAGTAAGCCTAATACAGCGTTGCAGGTTCTTGGCCGTCACAAATATTATAAAGCGTCTTGGGCAACAGATTACAATCTGCAGAACGATGTGATATATGATAGCCGCATCAGGTACCTACGTGTAATTGATCACTATGCGCACGATTGGTATAACCAGTTATCAAACTACGTTCCGGATACTTTTACAAACATGGCCCGTGACCCAAAGTCATATGGCGTCAAGGTTGCAATTATACCCATGTCCGTAATCGATGTATCCGTTTGGGGGCCAAATATCAATAATGGAGATAAAAAGTCACACACGGGGCGAGTGTGGCAAATGTTCAGATTTCACGATGAGAGTACCGTATCGTTGAAATCGTATCAGTTCATTGATTGGAATACAGTCACCACGTATCCTGTAGGTTGCTCGGGTAAAACCACATCTCAGTATTTGGTGGTCGATGTGACCGGGTACGATAAACAAGGTACGATTCCATTCAATTAAGGGAGATGATAATTAATGAATGTAAAAGATATAGACCTCAATATTGGCGAGGATTTCGGGATAGTTTACGCAGTCCAAGATGACAATGTGGATTTGACAGGGTTTAAGTCAGTATTCGCCATACGAAAGCGAGCAAGTGGTCCGCTTGTTATTAAAGTACAAGGGGTAGCATCTGGGAAGATTGCGACATTCAATATTTCCGGAAAGGATACCCTAGAAATTAAGTCCTTTGGTGAGCATGTGTATGATGCTTTTGCATATAAGGAATCGGAGCCTAGCCGATATTACAAACTGGGCATGGGGGTAGTCAACATAATTCAGGATGTGGGCATGCATGATTAGAGGAGGAATGTATTATGCAAAACAAAGCGTTACCAGTAAGACTTGAAGGTCCAATTAAAGTAGAGGCGGAAGTAAAAGCAACCATGGTAGGCGATAATGGAAAAAGCGCCTATGAAATCGCTTTAGCACATGGATTCGTAGGAACCGAGGAGGAGTGGTTGGAATCCTTAAAAGCGAAGATGCCCAACTTATCAGGCGTTGTTTCAGCACTTCAAGGTAAGAATATTCTTATTAATAGCGGTACCCTTGAATCGATATTAACTGCTATTGTCCATGCGTTGGATGAACAGCCTTATGCACCACTTACATTTAACGAACCAAGAAAAGGGGATACTGAAATTCGAGTATCTGGGCAAGATGGCTTTAAAGTTCGAGTGAGTGGCACTGCAGAAGCTGTTGAAATTCAATCCGGAAGTGCGACTATTAGAATTCAGCCTTATGGCACAGATGATATTAATCTTGAATATCTTAACCTAATCGATCATGTCGTTAATACTGTTAAAATCAAAGGTCTTATTGAATTCAATCCGGAAACGGCCACAGAGATTCTGCCTAAGCAGTTCTATGGCCGTAGTGACTTAGAGGGTGAACTTACCTGTCCGAACGTTGTTAAAGTCGGTGCATTAGCATTCGTTGGAACCGATCACAACATTATCAATTTGCCTAAGGCCACTGATATTGATAGGGATGCTTTCGCTAACAGTTCTCTTGCGGTAATCAATATCCCTGCATTTGTATGGGCGGGTGATAACCTTGATTTAAAATCTTATGATCTCATTAGGGTTAATAAAATGACTGTTAGTGAGGAATCTCACCCACCGAGAGAAGTCATGATGCAGAAAATTTCATTAGAGGTCTACAATCCAGATCACACCAAGAAATGGAACCTTTACAGTGAAAAATGGGAGAAAGCGGAGGCCTAAATGGACGAAATTAGATTATTGCTAATGGACTTCGGCATCCCGGCCTACTTTGCGGACATTGGATTCTGGGTAACCCTGTTAGGGGTTATCTGGGCCGCCCTTCGGGGCTCGTTTCGTGCGATGGTGTGGTTCTTAGAACATACTTCGCTAGTTGCGGTTAAGCAAGAATTAGATGACCATTTGGCTCGACGCATGGATAAGCAGCGTAAGGACTATGACGATAAGTTATCCGATGCTATCAACAGTATCGCTGATTTAACAAAAAGCAATCAGGAAATACTAAAGCAATTGGTCAAGCTGGAAGAACGAGATGCAGCGAAATTTCATAGGCTTAATAACCTCGAAACCACAGTTCAAAGTCTGAGTACTGAATTGATGCATATCCAAGTTCTAAACAATATGCCAATAGGAAGAAGTATCACGCTTAATACCGATGATATAGGAGGTGACTGATAATGAAATATCAAATCATGAACCGACTGAAATCAGCATATGGTGCTGTTCGTGTTGCTAACATTAGACCTACTGGAGTACTAGCGACACGGATTCTAGTGCTTGTTATGCTAATTCCTATTTGGTTAGTCATAACAGAGTATGTTATGGCATTTGCTAGGGGTTATGTATCAAGTGAAACTAATAAGTTGATTGATGTTGGGCTCAATATTATTGACCACATATTCATTCCTAGCGTATTGACGGCCGTAGTAGGCTTCCTAGGCCTTTGGTTGGATAGAAACAATAATGGGGTCCCTGATAAATTAGAAGGAGGTAGTTGTAATGACGAAAATATTTATAAATCCAGGTCATGATATTGACCTGGACTCTGGAGCAGTAAATCCTAACACAGGACGTCGTGAATGCGACGTTGCTCGTGATGCTGGTAAGTTATTGGCTTGTTATTTACAAACAGCAGGATGCGAAGTGCGCACTCTGCAGAATGATGATTTAGGTCTTGTATGTGCTGAGTCCAATGAATGGGGAGCAGATATATTTGTGTCTCTGCACTGTAACGCATTCAATACACAGGCACGTGGAACAGAAACTCTTTATAAGTCTTTCAACGGCCAACGCTTGGCGAATGACATCCAATCGCAAATTATCCGTAGTATTAATACGGTTGATCGTGGTGTGAAAGAACGGCAAGATTTATGGGTGTTAAACGGCACGGATGCAACAGCCGTTCTTGTTGAGATGGCATTCATCGATAATGATGAAGACCTAGCACTACTTAATAATGATTTAGACACCATAGTGCGTGCTATCGCAAGGGGCATTACGGATTATGCAACAGGAGGGGAATAATGTATGACAAAATCAAAATTTTACTTAATCACCCTACTTACCGCTATATTATTATCGGTGGTATTGGGTTCATCTTCATCCTTTGCCTCGGATACATCTTCTACCAACCAAGCGGAACCGACTATCAGCGTGCCCGTGAGTCAGTGGAACGAATTGAAAAGCAACAACGCGAAAGCGTTGAGCTTAATCGAAGCATCCAGCGTTCCATTGACAGAAGCACAGACTATAGCCGTGAAGCAGCGACAAGAATTGAACGAAGCTCACAATACAATCAACAAATTGGAGAACGAATTAATGCAAGCCAAACTTCAATCAATGAAGCAAGAAATTGTCTTGTCCGAAATGCAGAACTCTTTGACAGAGTTGAAAGGGCAAATCGACAACGACAAGAGAACAATCAAACGCTTACGAATGCAACGCAACCTATCCCAAATACTGGGAGCGGGTGCGACAATCGGAGTAGTAATTCATCGATGA